AATACTAAGGCCGCCTCGAGAGCATTTCTATTTATAGGGTCTAGAGTCGACCTGCAGACTCTGAGGTTTAGCGTGTGAAGTATAAAATGACCAAAATACCATTAATGAGTTGACCAGTCAATTACCAAGCACAGAATAAGACTCATGTAGTTGGGCCAGACCCAGACCAATAACTTGTCTCAGCCCATTATTTATTTTTATTTTTATTTATTTTTAATTATAACTATTATCATGGGACCCACATAATAATAGTACGGACATAGTCTTCTTTCATTTCATTCCTTCTTGTCTTCAAGAAGCAAAATTACTCATGTTTATGGCCGCTGCGCGGCACTTCTTTCTTAATAGTAATGATGGGGGGACAATTAATTAAGATAAATCTATTAATTTTATTCGATCTTGACTAATCCTTTCATAATCAGGAAGGAAATTAGCCATAACTACAACGTGTACATTACAAGTAGGATCAATGAACCCAACAGGCTCGTACTTATAACTATACACTGTCCTATTCTTAACCATCTCTAAAAAAGCATAATTAATAAAATCTTTATTACACCTAGGATAGTCTATAACTAAATTACTCTGGGGCTTCTTACAATACATGTACATCATATCATTAACCTTGCCCCCAGGTAAATAAAGCCAGTTTTTGTTTAAACCCAGATACTTGGCAAACTGGGACTTTCCTTCCCCACCAGTGGGACCATAAACCCAGAAAATAGCGCGGTCATCTGGATTCAAATTCAAATCAGCAGACAGACGCTCCTGCCATTCCTTTAATTCAAATGGAAAGGGGTTTTCTAGGGCCCACTGATGTGACGCCTTCGTCATCTTCATCGCCATGGCTCTTCGATACTTTTGGGGTTCTTCAATCTCGTTGTCTGAATTACCCAGCAAATCGTCCAATTTCCGTTTATTGGAACCACCGGCGACATAATTCCCAAATTCATAGGGACCGGAAACCCTAGTTTCCTCTTTCATGCAGTAATCGCGAGCTTCGTCCGTCTTCCGAGCTCGCTGTTTCTCCAAATGGGGATTCAGATCCCCAAAGAGAGTCTTCACCTGTTTAAGGGTCCTCTGACCCTTACATTGTAGATATCCCTGCAGGTGGCGTCGTCGAGTCGTGGGCGACTCTTCTTCCTGCCAGCAGGCATAGCTCACGCAAGAATTTTCGAAGAGGGGAATTAATTCAGGAAAGGAAGAGGAAGTGAAGAAAATAGTAAAGCACCAAAAGACAGACTTAATCGCAGCCATTACAGAGAGAAGGGTAGTGGAGAGAATTTTTGGGGGGGTCTAAAATCTCGAGGCGGGT